TACCTTTCCAAGAGGAATACCCTTGTTAAAATCACCACTGATACGATAATTGAGCGTATAATTTCCCGTAGAGACCCAATCAGTTGGATCATTATATCCAACACTCATGCCTGGAATTGCTTTTGTTAAATCTTTTCTAAAACGTGCAATGTCAAATGGTTTAGCCATGTTATAGTCCTTCTTTAATTAATATACCATAAAGTTCTGGAAAAGTGGTAATAAAATTTGTGCCTCGTATTTTATCTTGAACTTTTATATATTCAAATAATTGTTCAGAATTGTCTTTATCACTTGCTGTCAAATTTTGTAATTCATTGTTAATAAGTTTAGTTTTAGCGGCATTATTAAATGGATTTTTATATTTTATACTTAAGCAGTCAGGCTCATGTAATATTCCATAAGACAATGGTATATTAACTAGTTTAGCAAAATTTTCTATATTAGTAAAATCTTCAATAGTATAAACACTCAAAGTTGTCCAAAAATCTAACTCTAAAAAATTACTTTCACTACGTAATGCAAGATAACGATGCAAAACATTATTAAAATTATACCACTTAAGTGGGTATCTAGCATATTCAAATACTTTACCAACACCATCTAAACTTATTGTTACTATTACTTTAATTTTTTTTTCTAATATACTAGGTAAATTATCTATAAATTTACTGCAATTTGTATTAATTCGTAAAATTTTTAAATTTTGTGGCAAATTCTCAAGAACATTTTGATAATTTGGACTATTACTTGGTTCACCACCATTAATATCCAATTCTATAATTCTATCTTGTGGAAGTTCTACAAATTTATTATAGTTATTAACTAATTTGTAGTATTTTCCAAATTTCAAACTTCCAATTTTTGTACTTAAATTTTCATTGCAAAACTGACAGGCACTATTGCAAATATTGTCAAGTATTCCACCAATAATCAAATAATCTTCATGATATTTTTTAAGTATTTTGTGCCTATCAAAAGCATGATTTCTTATACTTTTTTGACCAAGTTCTTCTTCTTGTTTACATCTTATACATTCTGATGGTAAAGTATCAGAATTTTTTAAATGTTTTAACCATTCGCTTTCTTCTAATTGCTGTAAGGAATCAAAACTTGGTTGCGCAACCATGTGTCCGCAAATTTCAATATTTCCATCAGGCATTATTCTTCTAAAATGATTAATTCTTGGGCAAAACATTAATAAGATTCTCTGAATGTTCAAAAATATAACGATAACCCAATTTACATTCTTTTTTATAATTGAGTAATAAATCTTTAAAACTTATATCTGTATTAATATATTTCATAAGAAAATTGTCTGCTTCAATATAAAAACCCATCATTGAAATTACATCAATATCATTTTTAAAGTTGTAATTCTGTTTTAATGACTCATTTTTATTTAAATCAGTATAATCTTTAATGGATTCTATATGTTTAAATGATAAAATAACTTCAGGATTTGTGTATCTTCCCAGACTAATTAACCATAAAAATTGAGATAAAAAATGTTTATTAATTAAAAGGTTATTTTTTATAAGATAAATTATAGTTTTTTCATCTAAATTTTCTCGCAAAACATGCTCAATAACTGTGTTTATTCCAGTTTGAAATCTTTCAACAGGTTCTCGTACAAATACAATTATTTTATGACAATTTTTTATTTGCGTGTTTAATAAAATTTTCCAATTATTTAATTTAGCAGTTTGAAATAAACTACTGCTGCCATTTTTAAATATAGGATAGATAAATTCGTGCGAGGCCGTTTGAATGATCTCGCACTTATTTGGATATAAGACCTTATCAATCTCTGTGAACATTACTCGGCCGTTTTACGATTACGAATCATGCTAAGAATATCAGCAGCCTTTTGGTTGCTATCAACCTTTGGTGCAATGCTTACTGGTGCACTTGCAACTGGCGTATCATCCATATCAAAAGGAACATCCTCTTGAACTGGTACTGGACGGCTATAAGCTACAGTTGGTTTTGCAGCAGGAACATCATCAGCATCGTTGTTGCTGTTGCCCAAGCCGCTTGGCTTGTAGTACTGACCCCAACGACTTTCATCATAGGTAGCGCCATCAACAGATGCTTCAAACATCTCTTTGATGATCTTCAATTCAGTATCGCCTGGTTTCTTTGGAAGGAAACTCTTCAAATCAAACAAACCATAAGCATCAATTGCCGCACGTTCTGTTTGAGTGAGTGATGATTCCTTACGTGCCCACTTGCTGGTAGCATAATCTGCATACTGACCCTTGCTAGTTTTAGTGATACTGAAATCCAACCCACGTTCAAAATCTGTTGGAATTTCTTCGATATCAGGGTCTTTCAATGCAGCAATGATCAAAGGATATATGCTGGGGCTAATTACAAACCTACGAATTGGATTCTCAGGAGTGCTGTCTTCTGCAAGTGGATTATCACGGATAAATCCTTGGAAGAGATATGAACGCTTCTTCCAATACTTACGACCCATTTCTTCAAGACTCTTGTCCTTAAACCAAGTGCGAACCTCTGTAAGAATTGGGCATGTTTCATTATACATTTCCACGCATGGAACTTGAACAATGACAGGTTTACTGTTCATTTGACCCTTTACTCCGCTAAATGGAAGACGAATCATTGCACGTTCAACCCAGAAAAAATCATTCTTTGTATCACCATCAGGTAAGAACCTGACACGTGATGTAGAACCTTCTGGAATGTCCCAATGTGGATAGATTGCGTTATCACGACCGCCGCCGCTATTATTTCCGCTATTGCGGGTTTCTTGTTGTGCGAGTTTCGCACGGATTTCTGCCAATGAAGCCATAATGTTTTTCCTTTCTGTGCCAATATGTGCCATATACAATAGAATAATTTCTACTGCATATACCTATTTATACATCGAACGAAGAACAATGTCAAATTGTTTTTGAATATTTTAAAAAATCTCGCCATTGCCAGTTATGCCCTGATACCACGCATAAAAGGGAGATGGCACATTAAATTTCCAAAAATCTATATTTTCTAACCAATTTGTTGGTGGATTTGCCTTGTTTAAATATAATGGCATTATTTCATGCCCATTAATGCTTATATTTTCTATTTCAACTGCTCCATCGCCGCCAAGATTGACATAATGAAAATTTATAGAATCAAGTAAGTCAAAGGTTAATGAAAAATTATTTGTAATACAATCTATATCATTTACATAAAATTTAAAATTAGGATTGCGATGAATCTTAAGTTTTACAGATATGCTAAGTTTTTTACTAGTATCAATATCCATAATTTGTGAGAAATTCTGTATATCTTGGTGCATAATCTGTAATCCTATTGCTGCGCAAACGTTCAAAAGCTTTCAGAAATTTTACTAATTTATATCGTTCTTCTTCGACATTATCTGGTTCTTTAAAATTTTTCATAAAATCATAATATTCTATAATATTATTTGCAATAACTTCATTAATAAACTCATTGTTTCTTATATTAATTATAGTATTGTCTTTTTTCAAGTTATAGTATTTTATAACATTTTCTAACTTGTTAATAATTTCTTCTCGTATATCAGATGGTAAAAGTTCTATACGCATCATTGAAGGCGTTGTCAAAATGTTGCAACTCTCAACAGATAATTTATTTTCTATAATATATCTGGCAAATTCGTCAAATTCATATATTGTAAATATATTAGGTGTTATTCTTAGAGTAATAAACAGATTATCTACAACATTTTGAATAGATTTATATTTTTCAATTATAGTTAATACGTCAACTATATTACTTGGATATCTTATATAATCATTAAGTTTTGTAACAGTTTCTATGCTTATTCCCAAATGAAATTGGCGAAAGTTTTTTATATAATGAATTAATTTTTCATTATACACTGTTCCGTTGGTAGTTGTTCCTATAATCAAATTTTTAGATAAACCACTTTCTATCAATTTATCACATATTTGATAAAATGATTTCATATAAAGAGTTTCTCCACCTAAAAAGTGAATATATTTTATATCTGGTAATTTAACTAATTCTTCTACAAATCTATCAATTAAATCTGGATCATGTGTCCAGTTTCTTTTTAATTTATGTTGATGAAATATATCAGGATTTTCTTTGTTTAGTAATTTATAATCTGCTTCCAATCGATTACTAAACTCTGGACTGCACATTATGCATGATGAATTACAAGTGTTTCCTAAATCTATTTGTAAATCAGTGGGATAATATGAAGATTTTCCATTATTTTCCCAACTATATTTAAAATGTTGATAATGAGGACTACTACGAAATTTAAGTTCAAATTCGTTATCAGTAATTCCACTTTTTAATAATTGTTTTTTCCTACCGCCAAGCTTATTAAATTTTTCTTCATACTGGCATGAATTACAAATATTTGGTGTTTCACCATTTAAAAATTGTGTGCGTAAGTTAGACATATCAGGACCATTATAGAAATCCTGCAAACTAACATCTTGCATATGTTGATTTAATTTTTTATTACTTGCCCATCTACAGGTTTCATAAGTCCCGTCATTTTTTAAATATAAATGAAACCATGGGCTACTGCAGAATGTATTTTTAAACATAACCTATTTAATTAGGTTATGCTGGTGGGT